TTGTAGTTCATATACATCATTCAATGCAAATGAGATTTCCTCATCTTCAATACGAGTACCATATAAGTTACCATATGCCAACCCATAATTCGTAACATCATTTTGATTTCTGGTGCGAATGACCTTCATGGTCCTCATCTTCGCAGCAGTCTTAATCTTCTTAGATACTGTGTTGACAGATACGGCAGCAGTTAGAGTTACATTCGAGATGTTGTTGACTGTACCACCAGAACCATCATTCAGACCAGTAACTTGGAGAGACTGTCTGTTAGCACCAAATGAGACTCCAATAGTAGGTGTGAGTTTCTCAGATTCTTCTTCAATATCCAGGTTAGTACCAACATTCCAACCATATCCAGTATTATCATTAGCACCCTGTGTGATTGTCAGGTTGTAATTTTCACCATCAAGAGTAGTAAACTGTTCATTTTCAGGCAGAGTGAATGTCACATCACCAGATGAAAGTGGTTTGTTTGCAAATGTCTTGATGACAACAAAGGATTCATCGGATACAGATTTGATTGCCCTCTTAGGCATATCGATAGCAAGTTCACCATCTCTATTCGTCTTCTCAAAGAAGTAAGGACGCAAACGTGTAAACTGAGTTGCAGGATATTCTGCATCAGTTATACTGCCCTTGGTCAAAGCGGTATCAATCAGTGCTTCCTGATCTCCAAAATCAAACACTGGTGTAAGACCAGAATTCTTTCTATTATTTTCTGTAAATGCAATACTAGTAGGATCGATACGCTTCACACGAAGTGAAGTGGTACCTTTCTTATCTGTATTAGTTGGTGAGATTACATCACCAGCGCGAAGGTCGGCACTGAACTGAGTATCAAAACCTTGAATATCCTGACCAGATGCCTGATCAACAGTGATAGTCTTACCAAGCAATGATATGGATTCGGTCAGGGCCAGAGATGCGGTAAAGATAGGAGTTGCGTTAGTGCTGGATTCGTAACCAACAACTTGACGAATATCAGATCTATCATAAGAGTAAGATGCATTCAATACATCTAGAACACGACCGTCACGCTCGATAACTTCACCATTTTGGAACACACCAGATACTTGGTGTACTAATGCATAGTCGGCCGCGGCAGAATATACATACCCTCTGGCACCAGAAGAACGACCAACTAGCATCTCACCATCAATAATGGATTGTGACGATGCAAAGTTTAACGCAGTAAACATTTGAACGTCAAAGACGAACATGTTATACTTATTGCCATCTTTTTCGAGTTGCAGAACTCTTGCCTTACCAATCAAGTTACCCTGAACGGAATTAGAAGCACCAGTACCTAACCAATCATCTCTAAGGTCGATAGTCTGATAGCACTCAGTTACGTTTTCACCAGAGATACGAGGCCAACCCCAAATGTCATACACTTCCACTTTTTGGGAGAGGTCAACAGGAACAATCTGGTTATTACGTCCTACAAAGGTACGTGGTTTTGGAGTATCAACATAAGTAGGTGCCAGAATTTGTGTTCTATAACCTTTTACATATGCTTTACCAGGTCCAACTTCAAGAACAGCAAAGTTCTCAGATGCTGCTTGACCATCGGAAGAAATTTGACCAGGTGTATATACACCATTATTAAAGTTATCGTTTAGGTGCTCTCTTGCGCGAACCTCAAACGTATCGACAACATAGTCACCATGCGTCTCAAAGGTTCTACGAGCAAGCGATTTTTCAAGTTCGTTATACTCTGTACGATCAACGAAGTTCTCGACGGTTGAATTTCTGATTCGCAGAAGTTCAATGAAGTTCTTGTCTGTCTCATCATTGATTGGTTTCTTAACAAGTTGAGTCTTGATTCTGAATCTGTGAGCACCTGGTGCAGAGTAGTTGGACGCACCAATAGCATTATCTGTGAGTGACGGGTCATCCTCAGGTGTAATAATTGATTCGCTAACCTCAAATCCGACTCTGTATGATGGATTGTTTGTATACTGGTCAAGAATAATGTACTCGGAGGGAATGTCAACAAAGTGTCCACGAATGAAGTAGACGCCTTCGCTAATATAAGCAGTAGAACCTATCTGAGAAGCGTCTACTGGGAGCATTTGGGCAAAGGGTGATCCAGTTTCGATCAGGGTGTTGCCAAAAGTAATTTCCTGTTCAGCAACTAACTGTTCGTTGTTCTGGAATTTCTTTGTCGTTACATCAGATGTAGTATCACCTGATTCGATATACTTAATATAGAATGTAATATATCCACGATCACTTTGTGTTGCAGGAATTGAATACAGAACCTTTGCTTTAATTCCAGTGGTCAGACCTTCAATGATCTTGCCTTGTAGTTGATTTCTATATGTCTCTACATCCACACCCAAGAATGCTTGCTGGATGAGAATACATTCTACATTCAGGTCATAACCAACCTGACCAGGAATGACCATCGCACCTTCTTTGAATAGGTGCTGCCCCATTGCTTCGATCTGATTTTGCAGGATCGATTGCATTGTAGTAAGTTCCCTTGCCTGGATAGGAAATCCTGGGCGGAAGAGAACTCTATAAAAGTTTTTATCCTTATCGAAGTCATCGAAATAAGGAGAAATGTTTAGGTTAGTATTCTGGGGCATTTCTTAGAACTCGATTACGATTTTGATGTCTTCGATTTGGTCGCCAGCACGAGAGATCGCGCCTCTGTTATCAATATATATGATCTCACCCGAGTTGGGTTCGATCTCGGACTTTGCATAACCATTAGTAAATGACATACCCAAGTCATACTCAGTGTTGTTAATAACACGAGTAGAGATGCCAGACACAACAGGGAAGTTGATGTCAGGGTCTGCCGAAGTACCAGAGGTTGAACCTGTAACAGCGTTACCCCCTTCAAACTCGGTGAGGTTACCAGTAATCTCAGGGAACACACCGTCAATTCTGTTCTGGTAATATTTCAGAACTTTGGTTGTATTGTTCCATGAAATGACTCGTCCCCTAGCAGTCACTTGCTGACCACCAACAGTTCTTGACTGTGTGATAATCTCGTCAGTTTGAAACTGACCGTTAAATGTAGGAGAGAAGATTACTGCCTTAGTTGCAGATAAAGTAATCGCGGATGTAAGTTCAACTGTTCCATATCTAAATGGATTGATCACCAAACCGATACGACGGTAATCGTTATCGGTAGGGAAGTCACCTGATCCTTCATCATAGGTGAACTTCGTGTTGATCATCACTCTATAACCACCTAGTTCCTTACCAGGATCTGAACCATGACCAGTGTCGGGAGGAATAATAACGTCAATGGCAGCACCAGTACCTGTACCAGCACCAATACCGTTGACTTCATCAATAACAACCTTACCAAAAGTATATCCAGAACCACCAGAGGTCACTGTGGCAGATACGATCTTACCACCATCAACCACCAGAGAAACACGACCACCAACGCCATCGCCTTTGATGGGTACGTTCTCATAAGTACCGTTGTTATAACCAGTACCAGATGCTTGGATAACCACACTGTCGATTTCACCACCAACAGCATCACCTGTCACAGCAACGTCGCTGAGCACAGGCATGTAATCGTTGGAGAAGAATTTCAGAACCTGACCCACAGGGATCGTATAAAGATACTTCCAACGATAACCATCACTAGTTGTGATAATTGAAGTGGAGGTACCAGTAGGTTCAACAGTAGAAGGTTTACCGTTAGGATCAGAAGGACTGGTGCCGTTATAGATGCACTTATATACCTGATACTGCGAGTTAACAACGTAGAAATCTGCGTCGTATAGTTTCGTAGCACCAGACGATGCCGTCTTGGTAGATGAATAATCATGGCGATACATATCATAGACATAACCCAAACCACCAGTGGTTTGTTCGGGTGGAGTCCAGTCAATGCGGCGAATGACCTGAATCGTATCACTTGCTAGGACACGTTTCAATGAAATCATGTCCGAGAACGTGTCCGAAAACTCTTGGGAAGAATCCACAGGAGTTGGAGCAGCATTTTCATTATCCCATTCCTGGGGTCGCCCAATGAACACGTACAGTCGATCTCTCGACGTACCTGCCACCAAGTCGGACTGCGTAGGATCTGCACCCTCCAAAGATTTGATAAATCTTTTCGCAGTAAAAATTCTAAATTGATCGGTTAGAAGTGCCATCTTTAAGCAGTTACCTTCCTTTTATTTATGGGACTTATTCTGGTTCAATTCTGACCAGATTTGTATACTCTTGACTTACAAATACACCAGTAGCACCACTACTACCACCACTAATCGTATCCGATGTTGTGAATTTGTAGGTATTGCCATTGTTGACAATAGATTCCACGGTTAAGTATCTATAACCAAATGCATCAGCAGTGCTAATGTAGGACACAACAGTTGCTGTAATTCCTGTAACACTACTAGTGACAGTTTCACCAGTAGTAAACAGAGCACTATTAACATCTTTCAATTTGATAATAGTATTAGAGACATGCTCAATACCATCACCAAGAGCACCAGCAGTTGATATGGTTGATGTTAAAGGAACAATACTGGAATCATATATCTGATCCCCTTGCTGGAACAGGGTTGTGTTCTGTCCACCAACAGTTTCTTCAATACCATACAATGATGGTGCAATACCACCATCTAGACTAATAGCATTTTCATAATCAGTATCAGTATTTACCAAATCGATGATGCCATCACCAGCACCATCAAGTTCATCATTATCTTCAAATACATATCCTTCCAGAGTTGCGATTGGATCTGTAAATGTTACGATAGAACCCTCATCATCTTCTACAAGAACATGTGGTTCAACGCCAGTACCTGATGATGCTGCTGTTCCAGCAATAAACTGAATAACAGCAGTATTTTCATTAGACCTACCACCGTCAATAAACGCAAGTTCATCAACCTCGAAAGTTAGGAATAATTCTCTTGTCTCAGGTTTCCAATCATATACAATAGCAACTTTATTTGTTTTATCTTCTTCTACTCTTCTAAGTCTATCAGAAACAGTGAAGTTATATCCAGAGATACCTGTGTTTGGATCAGTTGCTAGATTATCTAGAATCACACGCTGGTCATAACGGAAATTGATACCTCTATCACAACCAGTAAAGGAGATCGCTGTCTTTCCTGTATATCTGACAATTTCCCTACCAATCTGGAACTTACCAGAACCAGGGAATGCATTAGTAGTCTCTACATATATTGCACTATCGCTAGCAGACGTATCTCTAATCAACGCTGTCATGTTATAGAAGTCTGATACCAAAGACGTTCTATTTCTTTGCCTTTTAATTAAGTTGGTATTGCGAGTAAAGATGACACTTGGTGGACTTGTATAACCACCACCAGGATTTAATAGTTGAATATTAGAGATTGCACCTAAATTAATATCTGCTTCTGCTGTGGCACCAGATCCACCACCACCAATCAATTGAAGGATAGGTGGAGTCTCAAAGAACTCACCTGGTGATGTTATATTAATACTTTCAACAACACCAAACTGATTGACTTCTGCAACACCACGAGCACCACTACCACCACCACCAGAAATCACAATAGTAATATCTTGTGCTGTATAGTTTCTACCATTATTTTCAACTGACAAACCAGTCACACCACCAGTTACTGGGACTAGTTCTGCACCAGATCCACCACCACCTCTGAGATATGCTTCTGCTGAAAAATATCCATCACCAGGTTGATTTACTTGTAAGAAGTTTACAGAACCATCTTCATTCAAATAAATGTTTGCATCTGCCTGAGTAACGCCAGAATCTGTACTGATAATATTCAAACGTAAAGGATCATATCCTTCACCAGGATCGATCACATCAACTGATAGCAGTTCTCCATTCTCACCAATATTCGCTTTAAGAACAGCGTCTCTAATAGGAGTACCACAATTCCCAACAACTAACCTAGGTGGATCAGTAGGATCATATCCACTACCACTGTTAGTTACGATAACGTCTTTAACACCATATACACTATTAAAGACGGGTTCAATTGCTGCGCCACTACCTGGGACTGTTCTTGTCATTAGACGACTACGATGTTACCAACCATGTTGCTGTGAATATTGCACTGATACACATAGGTTGTACCAGCAGCAAGACTCATTGGAACTGTCCAATACTGGACACCATTGATAGATCCAGATGTTCCACTGATCTGAGAACCACCACTAGATACTCTGAGTTCTAATGGATGACTAGAACCAGTTGTGTTGTTGAATCTATATGTAAATCCACGATACACATAAATGGTGGCGTCGGTGCCATTAGAGATACCAGGACCATTCAGTGTATAGTTATTACTGTCAGCAGCAGTAAAGTCATAACTCAATCCAGGCGATGCTACTGCTTCATAGTTTGATGCACCATAGATCAATGATTGACCTTCTGATGCACTAGGCAATGCAACCGTATTTGTGATTGTTATTGTGGAACCAGATACAGCAGTAGAGATTCCAGTACCACCAGCAATAGTGATAGAAGAATCAGCAGCATCAGCAGTATAACTACCAGTATCTCCTGCAACCCCTTTCAGTGCGTCCTGAACGACGTTAGGTGAATCATTAGTGAATGTAATTGCACCAGCATTCAAGTTAGTGCTAATACCACTGCCACCTGTAAATGTTAACGAATCTGTGGTTACAGTCGCACTTGTACCGCCATTGTCGGCATTGAATGTTGTAAATACATTCTGATCAGGAGCACCAAGAGCACCTGTCATATCAATGGTTAGTGTATCCCCCACCATGGTGGTAGAGATGTTAGTGCCACCAGCAATAATCAGGGTGTCATTGACTGCCGAAGCAGTTGTGGTGCCAGTATCGGCATTAACAGTTTCAAATAGATTTTGAGTAGAACCAGTACCACCAGTTCCTTGCTCATCGTTAGCAGGTTCCCAATTACTACTAGTAGAATTCCATTTCAGAACCTGACCATTAGTAGGACCACCATTCACTGTGGTATCTACGTCAGCAAGAACAGTGATGCTCTGAGTTTCGTCTACCAGAGGAATCCACTGAGCGTTGTGTGCAAAATATCCTTTTCCAGTGCCATGGACATGAGCAAACATACCATGATGATTACTTGCATCAGGAAGATTAACGAGTTCGGCATACGGTGCATACCATTTCAGGTAACCATCATCACCATCAATATAGGTATATGCAGAACCAGATCCACCTCCCCAGAGTTGGATATCACCAGTTCCAGTTTGTTTGATGACAATATCATCAGAACCATCAGATACAATCTGAAATCCGTTGGTATCTAGATTACCAGTCAGTGTATCAAAGTTCCCAGCACGAAAAGCACCAGTTGGAGAACTACTCCACTTCAAAACTTGACCATCAGTTCCAGCAGCAACGTCTAACTGGATGTCAGTTTGGTTACCTAGTTTATCGTATAGTTCGTCAAAATTAGCATTAAATTTAATAGCACCGTCTCTTAGGGTATCACCTGTACCATCATTTGCCGAAGATCCAATACCAACTAGCTGTTTTGCCATGATCGTTCTTTTTTTACAATTCTATTTATGTTGCGTCGAAGGAGATGCTTGTAGTGTCAAACTTAGTATCCGTAGAAGAGAAGTCTGAATCACCTTGACCATCACCGAAACCAGTCACAGTCAGAGTTGCAACGTCTGACGTTAGTGGTGAGTTTTGTGCAGGGGTCACACCTAGACCCAAAGGACCACGTACTTCACATCTGAATTTATATCCAGACATGTAGTTGAGTGCTGTGAATGTATATGCGGAAGCAGTCGCTCCCGTCAGGACAGCGAACGAGAATCCACCATCAGTAGATCTAAACCACTGATACGACTTAGGTCCATCTTCTGGACTAATTGCGGCAGTAATAGAGAATGTAACTGTCTGGTTAACATTATGTGTAGCATTTGCAGGTTGCAATGCAATCTGAATTGTTGGAGGAATTACCTCACCACCATCATCATCAGGTGGGGGTGGAGGAGTAGCAGCACCATTATTAGGTGGTACATCAATAATTTCACGAGTAGTTAAACCAATCATATATGGGAATTGAGGTATCAGATTAGTTTCACTATCCAATTCAGCAGTTAAAAAATATGCATATGTTCCGTCCTGAAACTCAGGAGTAATGCAAAATCTACCATTATGAGAATCTAGATTCCCAAGTCCCTCAGAATATTCCCAATCTTGCATCAAAGATCCAGCAGGTGGATTTTGTTGAGAATCGCCATATGTTGGTCTACCTTCAACCTCTTCACTTTTAACACGATATGAACTAGTACCGAGACTAATATCAGAATTAGAGTCCCAAGGATTAGAATAGAGATATGGACCGTAGATGGGAAATCCATCAAATGCATATCCTATGATTTTAGAGTGCCCGTCTGGATGTCGTATGTTATCTCCGTTATACTGAGAAGAACCATAGTAGTCATTATAAGATGCCATAATGGCATTATCTTTCCAGCATTCTAAAAATTCAGAGTCATGATGATGGTACTGACCAGTGTTTTCTGGATGACCACCACAAGTATCTTCTCCAAAATTAATATAGGATTCTGCCCCTGCCCCAGCAGCATTCCAATTGAAGTTTACTGGTGGATTACCACCCGAACCAGCAGAGGGATTGAACAATATTACGCCGTTAGCAGCAATACCAATCGCACCTAATGGTGTTGACCCCCTTCCATTTCGTTGATCATGATATTCATATGTTCCACTTCTACCAGATGTGCTATACTCCATGACCAGTTGTAGATTCTGATCAGTCTGTCTCCAAAATTCACCAGGAATTGCGGTTTGCTCTGTTCCTCGATATATGAATACTTTCTTTTCTTCGTTTGCAGTACCCCTATCAAATACAAAAAGGATTCTATCCCCAACTTGTATTTGATTTCCAAGAAGAGCATTATCAGGAACTGACAACGCAATAGAGATAAAGAATCCCTCCTGGGCATAAACGTTGCTATCAAGGGTTCTAGTGATCCCAAAGGTGCCGCCTCTATAATAGAAGTCATGATCAAAATCTTGTTCAGTTACCTGATTGGGATTATTAACATTAGGAAACGTACCATAGGATACGGGGGTTGGTAATCCATCCGCTTCTATGGTAAGTATCTTAGTTCCAGCGTTAAATTCAGCGGTTGCCGTCATTGTGCTTTTTATCTATTTATTGAAAAATCTGAGTCGGGTTAAAGTTGCTAACGACAGTAGCACCAGTCTGTACTGTGAGGATCACAGAGTTTGAGTAGATTGGTGTAGCGCCAGCAGCGGTTGATGCAACACGGAACTCATCACCATCATCTGCCTGTTCAGCAGCGTTTGATGTATATGTAGCACCAGTAGAACCAGTGATGTTTGCCCAAGTAGTTTCACCATACTGCTTACGCTGCCACTGATAGTTCAGAGCAGTTGTTCCAATTTGATTATCAGAACTGTTGATGAACTGAGCGCCAATTGTGAAAGATGCAGTCTGACCTTGGTTCACGGTTACGTTTACAGGTTGGTTGATAATCTGAATATAACCAGGTGTGATGACAATTGGGTTGCCTTGCCCATCAGTACCCTCACCCGCGTAGGTATCAAAACCTTGGTTGACGGAAGGACCCTCTGGGGCAACAAAGTCATCTTCAACTACGGTTTGAACTTCAACAATCGGTTGTTGATAACCAATACCCCTAGTCTTGACATCAATTCTCAATAGACCCATTAGGGCACGAACACGACCATCAAAACCAGTGGATGAGATGATATCAACGTTCGGGCGCGAGGTATAACCATCTCCTGGTGAATTAATCAGTGCCTTAGTGATCTCACCAGTTTTGATACTGGCAAGAGCAGCAGCACCACGACCCTTAACCGTACCTGTGTACTCAAAGGTGATCAATGAGTTGGAAGACTCAATCAGAGCAACTTCACGTTCATCTGCTTCACCCTCGATTTGCAGAATATCACCTGCTTCGATCGGTGGAACAACAGTTGCTGCAATAACGTCAGCGTCAGAACCGATATAAGAGAAGGCAACGAATGTAGATCCAGAGCGAGGAATCTCAGCAAAGATGATTCTAGAACCAACCAACTGATAACCAATACCTGCTTCTTGAATAACACCATTGAGTGAGACGATGATGTTATTCTCAGGAAGAATAGTATTGGAAGATACACCCTCAGTCAGCGTTAGTGAGTAGAAACCACCCTGATATTTCAGGTTGAATGAAGAGCGTAAGGAGTCAAACTCAAACGAAATATCATCCAGTTGTCTCAGTTTACCCACGTAGTAACCAATGAACTCAGATCCAATAGTTGGCGGTTCAGTAAACGTGATTTGATCCGAGAAAGCAGTGTAAGCGAAGTTAGCGCCAGGAGGTTGTAGAACACCATTAACAAAGGCGAGGAGGTGTCCTGCGGGATCTGGGAAGTATGACTCACCATTATTGACAGTAAGGTTGAATGTATCAGCAGTGCCGTCAAATCCACGGAAGAATCTATCGCAACGACCCAAGAGATCTTTCGCTTGTGTCACACCAGCAGACCAACCATAATCAGATTTGATAGTCAAGTTACTTGGGAAATCACCATTGACATCTTCTAACCACAGGCGACCAGTTTCACCACTAATTGTTTTACCAGAAACCTTACCATAAGAGGTGTAGTTGGTCACTGTTACATTTGTGATATCAGCGGAGATGATTGGGAAGTTGTTAAGGTTTTCAAATTTACCCAGTCCACTCGTCAAAAGTTCCTGAGGATCTGTGGTTGTAGTTCCATCAGCAGCAGCGCCATATGGTGTCAAGTTGGCGATCCAGATCTTATGCTGGACACCTTCCTCATAGACGTAATCTGTAACGATAGCAGTCCAACCTGGGATCTTAGGAACACTTCCTGAGAGAAGATAAACGATATCACCTCTCTTGAAATCTCCATCAAAACCTTGATCTCTTAGGACACTATTAACATCACACTCGATAGTCTTAACCGCGTGTACGAACTGATTAAGTTCAATGTCTTGGAATCCTTCTTTTGTGATCTTACCAATGTCAAGGATCTTGTCAGTGATAGAACCGTAGATGATATCACCATCAGTGAAGTCATCTTGTAAAGTCTCAATATCAATTGTGATACGACCACCAGAGTTGCCAGTTAGAATACCAGCAGAATTTTCAAAGGATGCAATAGTTGCCTCAGCGCCATTACTCTTATTGAAGATAATCTCGCCATTTGCGAACGCGCCGCGATCAGTATTGATCAACATGCGAGTAGTTCCATCACTTTCTAGTTCTGCTGTCAGACCACTATCCACACCTTCAATAACTTGTCCATCACTCATGGTACCAGTAATACCTTCGATATATACCCAACCCTCATCGCTATTATCGCCAGTGAGGACTGAGGTTTGTAGGACTGTACCAAAGTTAGCGGCAGCACCCTGAACCTGAACACGTTCGCCAACCGTGAATCTGCCCGTAGCAGCACTTATCGGGTATCTGTAATAGAGTTTGACGATCTCTGCTTCGTTGTTTCTAGTTCTGACAATCTCAGAAGTAGCATTAGATGAAGTACCAGCAAACACGTCTGCGAGACTAAAACCACCACTAATGGGATTGTCAATATCTCGTGTTCCGAATGTAGTTGTTTGACGGACAATACCAGATCTTACAGGACTTTGCAGTTGTTGAGTTCCAGTGGTTCTGGTGTCTAGTTCAAAACGACCAGAACGAGCATCATGTCTAATTTGATTAGTGATTTCAAATTGAGTTGGAGTTGCATTAAGAACATAGACATATTCTTGTGTTGCAAACGCAGATTCAACGTCAGATGATGCAACAGCATATTGGAGAATATCACCGCGTGAGTAGAAGTTAGGACGTTGAATAATAATTCTATTCTCTCTTCTCTCAAATCCAACCTCAACAGTAGGTGTGTTGATGACCAGATCAGGATCAGTGTTCCAATCATTACCTTCATCATAAAGATTCTGCTGATTAGTGCCATGAATATTGTTAGTCCACTGAACACTATTTTGTGCAGGAGGTGTACCTCTACTGATGGCAAAGTATGCAGCATTTAGAGAACTATCAATTCTGAATTGAGTAGACTCTTTCTCATATTCAAATCTGTTATCAATAGCACCAGTGTTGATATGAGTTTCATCTTGATAGATGTCATAACCATACCACTCACCACCAACCAAGACATCGTTATAGTCATCCAGAATGCGCTTGGCATACTCACTGATACGAGTTACATACCAGAGAAGATGTTGCTTGGTGACATCAGGGTATGCAATGAAATTACCTTCACCATCAAACCAGGTATTGACTAGTCTCAGGATGCCGATGTTACCACCAGTATTCAGGTCATATAGCAGACCATCAATCAACGCATCACCAAACGATTGTTCGGCCAAGGTTGTTGGATATGAAGATTGAACCTCAGAGAATGCTTTCAGCGAAACTGCGTGCTTGTTGAACAGAATTCGTCTAGCGGCAGCCTTATCTGAATGACTACCACCACCAAGACTCTCAGACATCAGTTCAAAGAGAGTATCTGCTGCTGATGTGACGTTATAACAGGTGTAATACTGATACTCGGTGTTTGAGTTATATCCAGTCGTGCGAGTCAGACCTGCCAGGTAACTTGGGTTACCTGCATCCGCAGTAGTAATCGTGTCGATAAGAATATCAAACAGAGTTTCAATGTTTGTTACCTGATCGTTACAAGTTTGATTCCAGTCACCACCATCATAAATAACAGTTACATCGCGCTTGACAAATTCAGGTGCATACTTGACAGGCCAAATGTTAGGCATTGTCTTAGTAATCGTACCGTCTCCGATACTTGCAGGTGTAGTGATTGTGTCAGTAACAATCGTCATCATAGTGTTGATTGCCGAAGCAACGTCAGCACACTTAGGTGAGTCAGTATCTACTGTGATTGCATAACCACCATCACTGTAAGGAGCATAATCTAGATCTGTATATGTCTTCTGAGTGAATCCATGTCCAGCAGTGATTGTGATGGTTTCATCTCTCATGCACTGAATTGCAAGATCTCTTGCTTTGTTCAGAATCCAGATAGACTCAGTAGAAACACCTACGATATGTTGTAGGTTGCTACCAGAGACATACAGTTCAGCAGATTTGAAGACCTTATTGTTACCACCATGCTTCAAGTTCCACACCAGAGAGGAGAGAACGTCAGTCACGTCATGAACACAGTCGATGCTACCATTAGTCACCACAGCGTTCTGTTGGGCAGATACGAAAGTGTGTGCATACTGATATTCAGCAGCAGCAGCACCAACGTTCACGGTGAAGGTGTCGGTTGTAGCAGCACTAATGGCTAAGGATGTATTAAACGCGGGGTCGCCTTGTCTTGGGTAAGAATGCTCAGTGGCATTAGCATTTGAAGTACATGTAAATACAATGCTATTAGGTTTGATTGTGACTCTATTGGCAGTAGTCAAGTTATGACCAACAACTGTCAGAGTCATATCGCCAGTTGCCTGGTTGTATGTTGCAGCGGTCGGAGTCAACTTGACACCACCAGTACCAACACCATTGATACTCAATGAAGGATACTGAGCGAGACCTTGTGCAACTGCTTCCTCAGCAATCAAACGGATGTTTCTGTCAATGACGTTAGCAGCATCGATGAAACGGTCATCAGCGCCGTTTCTCTCATAGGTGCTTGCATCTACACCATCCAAAGAAGAACCACCAGTGATTGGTTCACCAGTTACGGGGTCAACACCACCATCTTCTTGGTAGATATACAGGTTCTCACGTCCGAAACCATTACGCATCGTCATGATGCAGATCTCAGCAGCAATCTTCATAACGTCAAGAGAAGCGTCAACTTCACCTTCGATATGCTTCAAACTATCATCTTCTTCGTTCAGATATAGCGCAGCGGCATCCCATACCTTAGAGTTACCACCGAATCTGAGGTCATGAACAACAGCATCCAGAACATCCATCACATCATCAATACAATTCTGAGCACCACCAGGAACAGCAAGATCCAAATACTTGGACATATCGTTCATAGTGTAAACCGCTTCGGTTGCGATTACATGCTTATTCGCTTCGATCAGATTAGCAGCATCAAGATTCTTATTAACAAGGCTGATATCAGTATTTCCATCATATCCCTTAGAATCGATAATTATAGTGGCATCTCTGAATGCTTGAATTAGAGTGTATTGTGCAACATAATAATCATCTTGATATTGAGCTGGAACACTAAGTCCAGAAGCAGTAGTACCACTAGTTAAGAGTGTATTGTTAACTGCATGATGCACCAACTTATTGACGAAAGCGAAAGCATCCAACATTGGACCAAGTTCGTTCTCGATATGAATAATTTGATCATTTGCATCGATATATTGATCAATAACGTATTGGGTGGCAGAATTACCACCAGTAATCAAATCAGTAATAACGGCAGGAAGGATATGTTGCTTGATATCGCGCTCACAATAAGAGTCGCCATATCCAGGCATGATCAGGTAATCGTATGTAGTACCATTGATTTCTTTAATGTAGGTTGCCTGTAAGTACCCAACGGTCTCTTCTGCAATATAATCACGGTTCTTCCAGATCAAGTCACCAGCATCACGGAATCTATCGCCCGTAGGTCCGATGATATCTGCGATAACATTAGAGAGACTAGTGATCTCATCTGTAATTACACTAGATGCAGGAGAAGTAAAGTTGTTAGGAATGCGAAGACGCTCAGTATACTTAGTGCCGTTATAGGTTTCTAGATCAGCGTCAGTAGTGGTAATGACATAATTAACAACGTTAGCAACTTCGGTCCAAGTGTAGATAGATTGCAGAAGTTCATTGCCAACATAGTTTAAACCACCTTCTTTCGTGAGATATCCTCTACCAGCAATTACACTGTTGTAGTTGCCACCATACTTAATGTCTTCTACAATTGCTTTTAGAATATATTCTTTGGTGTCGCGCAAACACTTGTTAGTGCCTTGCTGAACTCCAATACCATCAACTGAATCACCAGGGATCACGAAGTCGGAGTATCTCTCCTTCATCAATCCAATAGCAACCTCAGAAATCCAGTTATAGTTAAGTTCAATTATTTCAGCACACTTACGGTACTCATCGCGACCCAGATCGATCTCCTCAACAATAATTTGCTTCTGATCGTAATCAATACTCTTGGCAGTTGTTGCTGAGTTTGTCTGACCTGTAAAGATACCAAATCTCTCCTGATCGCTAATGATCAGAGGAAGTTCCATACTCATACCAAACGTAATATTGTTGGTAGAGGTAGGATACGTTGATCCAGGTGTGAATGTTGCAGTATAGTCAGAAACACCTTTCTTGAAGATGATATTATCAAACCAACCAACGAAACCATTAGTACCATTGAAGTCAGCAGCAAGTTTGAAGGCACGTTCCAGATAGTTGGTATTATCGGTAAAGTCGCCACCAACTTGTGTACCATTGACCCACAGTTTAGTGATGTTAGTGGTTCTACTGACTGCGATATGGTGCCAAGAATTAGTTCCAAGGTTATGAGCGCCACTGATCTGATCATTACCATTCAGGTACCAATTGATGGTAGATCCATTCAAATACAGAACAGGAGATCCAACTTCTGTTGCACCACTAGTGCGTGTATCCCAAAGATACTGCAAACCACTCAGAGTTGTAGGTCTAATCCACATCTCCATAGTGAAGTCGCCAGTTTCAAACTTAGCAACATTACTAAGTTCATGTGATAGATAACCACTAGCATCAATTCTTAACGACTTAGTGCCAGATTTCTTTTGAAGACCAGTCAGAACTGCATTAGTAGCGGTTAACTTGGTATTGGAAATATATTCTCTATCTTGGAATGCTCCCGTAACCCCAGTAGTGTACAACCACTTCAAACCAGAGTTTGAACCCTTAACAGGTAAAGAAGCACCAGAGGTTGCACCAATTACCGTGTCGCCAGGGATAAACAATCCATTGCCACCAGGATCCTTGTAGGAGATCTTATATACACGAATATTTTCATTGATCTGGTAAGAACCATCACTAATAACTGCAAGAGCATTAACATTAGTCAATGTACCAGCAGTAATAGCAGTAGATGCCAATTCAACCAAAGTATGGATGCCTGCCTGAACATCAGCACAGTGTTGGATGCTTTCGTTTCTACCAGAGTAGTAGTTAGGATCGTAGTATGCAGCAGCAGTACCACCACCTTGGAATACAGCGTTATCGATAGCACTGATGAAGGTGTGAGCATATTGCTGACCACCAGGTGATGCACCAACATTAACTTCAATGGTTGTAGCAGTTACAGCATTGATAGTCAGTAGTGTATCAAATGCAGGATCACCAGTACGTGGATAGTCGTGGAAAGATGCATTACCATCAGAACTACATGTGAAACGTAAGGAGTAAGGTCTGATCTTAATGCTGTCGCTAGTTGTCAGTGAGTGGGTACCGATCGTCAATGTCATGACACCAGTGCTAGCAACATATGCAGCAGCAGTCACATCAAACTCAACCAAACTGGTTCCCGAAGAACCAAGATATGGACCAACATATGTGGTCGGATCTTTGAGCATATAACCAGTTTCTGGTGTTCTGGTATTGACCTGAACATACAACAGGTTATTGATTGCCTTACGGCACATCTCACCTGCTTTTCTGAAAGCAGTAACTGACTCAGCAGTCTCACCAACCAGACCATTACTGATGGGAGTACCAGCATTATCAAAGTAAGACCTGATAAATTTAACTGTCTGATAGTTGCCATCGCCATCAATATCGGCAGCGAGAGCGTCAACTAATAGACCAATATCACGACGACACTTAGTTTCGTTGTTGCTATAAGTATTTGCCTCAGAAAGATCGATTAGATCTGAAAGAGACCCTGCAAGCAGAACCTCAGATACGTTAGTAAAGAGAGTTGTCAGAGCAGATTGGACATCGGAGCAGTTATTTGCTCCAAAGTTATCAGCATTACTACCAGCAGTACCATAAGGGTTGCCTGGTGAAGGATCGGCAGTAATTCCAGTTCCACCAGAACCACCAGTGCTTCTTTCATCATACTTAACATAAGTTACACCATCAACAACTTCACTTCCCGTGAGCATGTTTGAAAGTGCATTCTTCATGTATCCAAGTGCTTGCTCGAATGCATATTCAGTCGCCGCTTCTTCACCATCAATATACAGGAAGGTCAAACCATCTGTACTGAAATAAGATTGTAGAAGTTTACGAGTATAGATTGTACCACCTTGGAACATATCCATTGAAAGTGCTTCAATGAACTTACCAATGTCTCTCTTACACTTAGTTGAAGAAGGAACCACAAGTGAAGGATACTCAGTAACCATGTCAGCATAAGACTTGGCGATGATATATTCTTTGTTCTTAGTGATCAGACGATATGAGTCTGCATATCTACTAAACTGGTCGGTGATGTTATCACCAGGATAATAGAATCCAGGATGCTCAACAGCGATTTCAGCATTAGCAAAATCAATGATTTCCTGTCTATTAAATCCGATCATACGACCAGCATCTTTCCACCTATTGAGTGAATCAGTTACTGGGTTGCCATATGTTACTTGGATAGAACGAAGTTTATCATTAACCGCTAATGTACCACCCGTGAGACCTTCATATTCGATCTCAGTAGAACGAACTTCTTCAAAGTCAAGGAAGTCAGCATTAATACGATCAGCACTGTCAAGGATTTCGGCAGGTGTGATTGTGGTCTTAGAAATGTCATCCAGAATGACGTTCTGGTTAGTCAGAGAGATCAGACGCTCAAAGAGCATACCGAAGAAGGTTGATCCTCTGTTAATCGTCAAAGTATCGACTACACCACCAATTCTTACTGCACCCAAAAGGGTCTCGGTTAAAGAATCTAAGATTGTGTTGCCATTAGCATCTAATGTATATCTCTGAACGATCTCATTAACTGCTAACTGATCACCATCATCGGGATCAATAGTGTTAGGATCTAAGTTGAAGTTCTGTTCAGTCTTTTTCAGGTAGTAGAGAATAGGAGGTGATGCTTGATAGTCAATTCTGACCACTTCACCTCTTGCACCAGAAGTTTGTCCAACGATTAGATCACCTTCAACGAAGGATGCCCATTCAGCAGTGACTGTTGATGGACGTTCTATGTTTACGCTGGTAATAGGATCTCTGTAAGGAGAAATTGCAGTAATACGTGCAGCAATATTAGATGCAGCAGAGTAGAATATATCGTTCAATAGTAGATTGTATGATCCAGTCTCAAACTCGGCGGTACCCGAAGTTTTAGATAGAACGATCCGATCCGAAACGTTACCATCAAGATCAAGATTGCTTTCTTCAATGATAGCAGTGTCATTATTCAAACTAGTTACAGATTCACCAAATTCAAAGATAGTCTTATAGTTAACACTATCCACATTAAGGATATTTGCACCATATCCAGCAGTAAAGAATACAATATCTTCACCACGGTCGAAGTATCCATTAGACATGTCTGTCACTTGGATGCTTTGCTCAGTAAGATCAATAGAAGTTACGGTTGCTCTTGCGCCAGTTGTTTGGCCTGTTACAATATCACCGATTAAAATTGTTCCGAATGTGCCCCCAATGTTCTGCAAGAACAGTTTGGTGAAGGATTTATCGAGAGATCCAATAAGAGCACTGAAACCAGTTCTACCAACATCAACTCTTTCGTTGAGTTCAAACAATCCGCCACTAATATCAACAATATCGATGCTAGTAGCACCTGTTGCTACAACTTTACCAGTTGCCTGACTAGTGAAACCGTTGACTGTATCTCCAATGGATGGGAAGATGCCAGCAATGGTGTTCAGATTTAGTCTGGTGATAGGCATAATATCGAAACCGATATTCCTATACACGATTTTGGAATCAGGTTTGGGTGCTTCTGAGAACACAATAGAACCACCAACAACGTTGTATGCATCACCAGGTGCCTGAATCACACCATTCAAAGTAACAAGTAGTTGATTTTGGTTAGCAATTACTTGCTCTCCCTCAACCCGAATTGAGAATGCCTTAGTAACACCGTCAAACTGAGCGGAGATGTTATCAATCTTCTTAACAATAGAAGTAAGAATTTCCTCAGAGTTGGTCAGTCTCTTATTACGGAAGAGAACTTCGGAGTTGTTGAAAGTCGAATAGATTGGTTCAGCAGCACCGAATGAAGTAATTTCATTAACGTTAGTGTACTCATTAATGTTAACTTGCTTGGTGAAGTCAGCAGCAACCTTACGACCAGAAATATCCTTACCACCAGTCAGTTCTAACTGACCAAACATACTGAAACCAACAGGGTGGTTATTTTCAAGAATCTGATTCTTCCATCTATTGATAGGAATCTGAGACTTAATCACATAAGAGAAGTTCTGGTAGAAGAAAGAATCCTGAATCTTCTGCACAATCTCCGAAGGTTTGCCAACGTCATCAGTAAATTTACCAGCGGTCTTAGTAATAGCATCAATATTCAGAACACCCTTAGCAATGTTCAGGTTGTCGATAACACCAGAAGCACGAGAAATAGTACCCTGCACTTTACCACCAACAACAAAGTTGCCTGATGGGTTAGTTACTTTAAGAATCTTAGGTTCAATTTGCCAACCAGAGTTAGTAGAAACAATACCAAATGCAGTTGCAGTTTCAAAGGTTTCGCCTTGGAATACTTGCTCGCCTTGCAAGAATCTAGAAGTCGAAACGATTGCTTCTGCTTGACCACCAAACACCTCGGTAAGAAGAACCTGACGACCATCACCTTGTGTCAGGAATGTGATGAAGTTACCAGACTCAGCATCAACTGGGGTTAGACCAAATCTAAGTTGATCAGATTCAAGACCATTTGCATCACCAGCAATGGCATAGTAAGTCTGAGTAGAAGACAAACTTGTCAAACCAACGCTGCTTGGTTTTGGTAGGATACCAATTTGAGAACCAATAGCATCAGCACGGAACTGAACCTCAGCACCAGTAGTAATGCCATGTGGGAAGTTAAACTGCAAGTAGTTAAGGTCAAGGTTCACAACATATGTGAACTCAGATTTCAAGGTAACAGTAGGTTGTGAAGAGTAACCAGAACCAGGATTCTTGATTAGGATCTCAGAAAGTCTGTTGTTTTTAACAATTGCTTCTGCTTCTGCATTAATTCCACCACCACCAGAGATAAGAACAGCAGGTGCAGAGGTATAACCAGCACCAGGATTAGTGATCTTGATCTGTGAAAGAATAGAAGTATTGAATAGTTGAAGGTTGATTGGGAATGCAATTTCAGGACGCAGAGTGTAGTCATGGGAGTAACCATAACCAAACTCATTGTTTTTCAGAGTCTTGATCTTACCAATCTGAGTACCTGTCAGGAATACAGCAGCACCACTACCCTCAGCAGGGATAACAACTTCAATTGCACCGCCAGAACCTGCCAACGTTGGTCCAAGGATTCCTGGGATACCATCGATGTCAATACTACCTGTGGTATAACCTTTACCTGGATCCGTTAATGCAACATCTGAGATAGCACCAGATCCTGTCTCTGGATCATTTTCAACAGTGATATTACACAAACCACCTTCACCATCTCCAATAATTGGAATCTGAGTGTATACACCAGGTGCATATTCAGTACCAGCAGCAGTGATACGCAGTTTCTCAATCTTACGATCAGATGCAATATCAGAGATGATAGGCAGTTTCTTATAGAATCCACCAGGTGAAATTAGTCTAATCGCATTAATAGGACCGATTGCCTTGGTAGAAGTCGTCGAATAGATAGTATTTGGATTATCAAACTCATCATCACCAATATTGGCATTAGTAAACTCAGGTTCGTTAAGTAGTGGGAATCTAAACTCAGTATCCGAAATAACTTCGGTAATTTGGAATCTACCATCAAATGGAGTCTTGATAACGTCAATAAACGAGTTTGGACCAACAGGTGATGTTGTACCTGTTCTTGATGGGTCAAAATAGTATGTGATGTTAGTAACTTCACCACCAATCGTAAACTTAACCAGAGGAGTCTCAGTAGCAGAAGACAAACCAGGGGTTCCCTCACGTTCAATCACGTTGAAGGAATATTCCAGTTTAAACTGGTTGTCCTGTGCAAATGACAAGAAATAACCAAAGTTGGAAGCATCACTCATATCAAAGATATAAGAGTGGTTTCTAACTAGAAGTAGAGTTGGGTGCTTAGAAGCAATCTTTACTCTGGAAATGGCACCTTGTTCAAATTGTGGTTCTGCATCAGCAATTGCTCTCATTCTGTAAGTGAAATCTCTGGAAGAGAATACTTCTTGTACAAAGAATGAACCATTGAACTGATCAGTAGTAAATCCTTCAACAAATAGGATGTTACCGACATTAAAGTTATGACGTGACAGTGCTGAACAGTAGATAAGGTCAGTATTTGCCTCATTTGTTCTAATAATATCTTTATTAAGATTGACAGTGACTCTGATAGTTTTAACACTATCCAGACCACTTACTTCTGCAATCTTATTGTTAGTATCTGCTTTTGGTCCAGCATTAATACTATTACCTAGTGATACCACATCACCAATAATAAAGTCAGAACCACTGAAAGTATTCAGGATAGTTACTTTATAATCTGCCTGTGCGAAAGGACGGAACCTAGCATAGTCATAAAGTGGATCATATGTACTAGTGTATGACCATGTAACGGAATTATCAGTGGCAGTGCCTGTTGTATGAGTAGGTGCGACTGTTCCTGTTGTACCAGCAACTGTACAGGTATACTTATTTCTACCAAAGTATACAGTGTCATTCACATTATATGATCTAGTTTCTGCCCATGGTGTGGCATCTGTTGGGGTAGGCCATGGATAATCCAGAAGATTAACTTCAATGTTTGGAGCAGTGCTAATGAACTGCCAAGTTACTGCACCATCAGTTACTGCACCAATAGTATGAGTAGGTGGTGTTACACCAGACGTTCCATTGTTAGTTGCATAGTAAATTTTGTTATCACTCCAAACTTGGTTATTTACTGCATATACTTTGCCAGTTACCCAAGCATCTTGTGGACGAGTGACTTCAAAGGAAATCTCATCAATCGTATTCTCTTCACCAAGATCATTCTGATACAAATCATCGGTATTGAAGGTGCCGAAGATTTTACCGACTTTGTACTTATTACCAAGACCAGGATTGTCAATACTACCAACAGGAACTTCTACAATCGTGCCGAATGCTTGAACAACACCAATGGAATTGACCTGTTGAAGAATTGATCCTTTGTTCAACTTAATATTCTGGTTGAACGTGAATTCCTTAACAGCATCAATCTTCTGATAACCAGCATCTCTGATATAGTATTTTGGAAGAACAATTGGATCTAAAATCAACTTTCTACCCAAAGGAGTAGGAATTGTGGATGTCTTAGTTTCGTAAGTGAATCTGTCAGATACAAAGTTATATGTACCAGGTGCAAGAGTTGATGTTACATCAGCATAGTCAAGAATCTGCAAACCAGAAGAACCAACCAACCAAGTAGTGATAACGGGGTTAGAAAGGGTATTAACGTTAATACCAGCAGTTCCACTATCAATGTCCTCTATACGCAGGTTCTCGCCGCTCCTGGCGGTGCTGGTGGGGGTATACGTGCCTCTCTTGCTATGGAGTCTATCAAACTTGATTAGTTCAAAACCACTATTCTTAGATGTGATTCTAAACTGTTCAGTAGGTGGAGTAAACGATGCCGTAGTATAAACCGCAGTAGGATCAACAACAATATCATCAAAGTTACCAACGAATCCATTTGCTGTTGTTGGAGTAGTTCTATCAGCACCCACATACAGATCATCCAGAATGATGTTCTCGACAGTCGTTGTAGTGGCAACCGCAACACCATCAAAGTAACATGTATAAACATATGAACCCAAAGAAGGTTCTTCTTTTACGAATGCAATATGATGCCAAGCATTATCAGATAGTGCTGCCCAATATGTAGAACCAACAGACCAAACTGTCACTTGTGTTCCACCTTGTGGATTCAGTTCCAGAGCGATCTTACCGTAGTTTGCATCGCCAGAATCACCCTGAACTACAAACTGAATGTCTCCACCAGTATCAGCAAGTGCTGTAATCAGATTAATACGAGCATCACTGGAATTCCAAGAAGAATCCATCTGAACCCACATACCAACTGTCCAGTCAGTAGTAATATTCAGATCTTGCCAGAGAAGGCGGTTAAGTCCAGTAAAGTCAAGAGATCCAGACCCAAATTTATAGTCTGTCGTGTCATGAGCAGCATTACCAGCATTGAGAAGTGTAATTGTTGGAATATCTTGTTTAGTAGCATCCTCAGTCAGTGCAGCACCATTTTCAAATCTATGAATGATGACTTGATCGGCGTTTTGCTTATTTGTAGTGAGTATGATATCACCAGAATTGTCAACAGCATGAGTATGTACTTTAAATCCAATCTCAGCAGCAGTTTTCCAAACATCCGACTGATTTAATAGAGTTCCGTCATATTTGAAACTGGAAATATTAGCAGTCAGGTTATTGTCGCTATATCCAATTTCTGTAACGACATTAACGTTACCGAAGACATCAAGAGTAATACCAGCATGTTTAACAGACTCAAATGCGACTGTTGGTGCCATAATCTTGGCAAATTCCCAAGTTGGTGCAGATGCAACAAGTTTAAGTTGTGCCAATGCAATCTTGAAGAATGCAACACCATAATTCTTGGTGCCATTCCACATATCACATACAAAGAACACATCATTATACTCATCAATAACGAACTGTGGGTTTTGTACATCACCACCAGTTACTGCAAGACGTTTTACATAAGTGAGTTCGATGTTAGCACCATCGTACTCCATTTCGCCAAATATCACATCATTATTGTCTTTATCGATACCAGCAAACACCATTTTGTTGTTTCCGATATAATAAAGTTGATTCATCTGCTCACCTTCGGAATCCGAGGCAAACTTACGCTTCTCAATAAGATCACCGAAACTATTAAGTTGAATTACCCAAATGTCGTCTGGATCGGGAGAGTTGGTATCAGTCCAACCACAAATGTAAACACGTTGCTCATCATCCAGATAAATGTCACCAGCATAGTCGCGACGGGATGCACCAGAGACACCAGCGATCTCTTTCTGCCATCTAACAATACCTTCTGGGTTATTTGCATTATCAAAACCAGATTCGTACTTAGCAACCAAAATATCAGGATTACGGCTTTCAGTTGACTGCGACTCTGTTTCTCCAATCAAATAGATCAGATCATTTTCTTCACTAGTTTCGTCAAGATATAATTTCTTCCAACGGGCAACTTTAATAGTTGCACTAGGCAGAAGAGTTCTATCCCAAACGACATTTCCAAGATCATTAAACTTAGCAAGGAATGCTGAGGAATTACCACCTTCTTCTGTTATTTCTCCACAGACATATAGATCACGGTTTGACGATACAATAGAATCGAAGATCTCAAACTTAGAATTAGCGTTCTCAGTAAAGAGAGTTGACCAATAATAAGTTTTCTTCGCTCTTTGTGGATGTGAGACTCTAATAATAGGTGGATTCTCAGTATCATAGTTGAAACCAGAGTTGATGATATCAACAGTATCCACCTTACCAGTGGTCAAATCTAAGTTGATATTAAGTTCAACATCTTGACCTTGTGGGGTAATGATCTCATATGTTGGAGGAATTGCCTGATTATAACCAATACCAGATTGAGTAACAGAAATTGAATCAATGCCTGTAACAACAGACATGTAGAATCTCTTATTAGTATTCTCAGTAATAACCCTAGAACTAACAATAACCTCGTCTTGTGCGATCAGTTCGTGGTCTTGTGTTGTTGTGATCCTTCCATATGGGATGTCATTAATGACTTCTTTTGAATATGCTGCAATTCCTGCACCCTGCACAGATTCAACTTGTGCAGATGCACCAAAACCATCTGTTCCAGTATTATCGAAGAATAATGTATCATTAACTTGATATGACACACCAGAATTTTCAATAACAAAACCATCGATTTGAGCATTCTCAAATTTCGTTGTTGTTTCAACTTCGATATCAACTCTGGATTCTGTGGATACTCTTGGGAAGTAATCATAGATTTGAAGTGCTGCCTCCTCGGTCATTACTTCATCTGTGGCGATTTCAGCAGGTGAAATAATGCCATCTCCATCAATATCTTGGGTTTCAAAGAGGATCAGATCCCCTTCTCTTTCAGTTACTAGTTGATCCGACTGTTGGTTAGGTTGACGCTCAATATCAATATCAACTTCTTCATATGGATCTCTGAAACGAGATACACCCTGAGGAATATTCTCCTGAGTTGCTTGCTGACTCAGGTTCCAGGTATCTACAATAGAGTTGAATTGTGGACCGATGATATATGGGAATACAGGAAGACCCAACTCAGATGCATCAATAGTAATGAAATAGCAATAGATTCCATCTGGATACTCAGGTGTCTTACAGAAACGACCGTTGTATTGGTCAAGATCACCCTCTTGGAATCGATACTCATAGTCATCGACAAACTGCCCAGCAGGGTATGTGGTCAATGATGGACCATCAATACGAGCGGGGATTGGGTTTGTATCTATATCATATACTACATTAGTTTTTAGTGAATATGAAGAACGCAGTCTTCTAACACCACCATTTTGATCCGTAGGATCAATATATCCATAAGGACCATAAATTGCGTTACCATCAAACGCCCATCCAAGGATAGGAGAGTGTGTAATAGCAGCACCAGTTTCAGTGCCTTCTTCTTTGAAAGTATTAGTTTCTGGATCAAGGATTACATTATCACCAACCACATAACGTAGTTCTTTCGGGTCGGAAACATGAGCATACTCGCCACCATACTGATTATTAAAACCAGTGAATACATAACCACGAGCAACATCATACTTGCTGCTGAGGTCATATTCTAGGTTCTTGTTCCATTCAAATACGTTTGCAGTGAATGTTGCAAGTTGTCCAACTGCCTCCATACGAACAGTGGTATTTCCTTGGGTATAACCAACACCTCTGTTATCAATAGTAACCGAAATTACCTTACCTTTATCCTCACCCAGAGTTCCGATAACAGCAGTTCCCTTTGCACCGAAACCATCTCCATTGATATAAACAGTAGGAGCAGTGGTATACCCACTACCAGAGTTAATAATAGCGATCGATACCAGACGACCATTAATAACAATCGGTTGTGCCAGAGCACCTTCACCAGAGTTCAATTTGATATCAGGAGTCGAAGTATATCCAGATCCTCTTGCTGTAATATTAACCGCAGAGATAGCACCACGAACCTGTGCAATTGCTGTTGCACCAGATCCACCACCACCCGTAATAGAAATTGTAGGTTGTGAAGTATATCCAGTTCCAGCATTTCCAACCAGAACACGAGTTACACGACCATTAGTAACAACTGCTTGTGCTGTTGCACCAGATCCACCACCACCAACGATAGAGATTAGAGGTTGATCAGTATATCCACTACCTTGATTAATTACATCAACACTGTTTAGTGAACCATTAACAACAACGGAAGCAGCAGCACCAGAACCACCACCACCTGTAATTTCAAGTGCAGGAATAGAACCAGCATCGTACTGTTCACCAGAGTTGGTGATATCGATACTAGTGATAGGTCCGAAGGTTACAAACTCTTGATCCTTATATCCCCATGCAGATACACCATTAATCCAAGCACCGATTGGTGTGTTTGGTTGTACAGTAGTTCTTGTAGATACAGTATTGACAACTCTTGGGAATCTCAACAGTTTACGTTGGTTTCCAGGGATTAGAGCAGATCCAGTGAATGGTCCAATCTTATAGTTAGGAAGACCCGATGCTGCAACATACACATGCTCATTATTGAAGAAGGAGTTCTGAATGTTCGATGTGAACAAAGAAATAACTTCATTAATAGTATTAACAGTAGACTTACCTCGGTTAAGGTCAACCGATAGAAGGATATTGCCTTGTGGTTCGATAGATGTAGGAACAGGAATCAAATACGAGAATGTAAACTCATCAAGACGAGCAGTTACTTCAAATGTGCCATTATATACAGCAGGGTTTGCACCATAGATTGTAACAGAATCTTCAACCAACAAACCATGTGGGTTTTCGCAGGTTACTGTTGCAGTTCTATTAAGACCCCCAGGAAGGATTCCAGAAACTTTAATAAGTTTCTTAACATTGTATAACCAAGACTGTAAACGCTCATCTTGATCAGTAGAACCCAGTGCAGCAACGTTTAGTTTATCACCAGGCAAATAGTAAGAACCACTATCTTCCAGGACGGTAGTTCCTGCTTCGGCAATACCCAAAATACGAAGTTTTACTTCATTTGTAGTTCCTTGGTTAACATATACAAAAATATCAGAATGAATGGTAGTACCAGGATCCCAATCCTCTACAACACCATTCTTAGAACGAGTACATTCGATAAACTGGTTCAGAGACTTCTCTTTATACTGTACAATCTCCATATCATCAATAATGATCGTACCGTTCTTCTCGGGCCAACCAATCGTTGAGTCAACGGTGATAATACCTTCTGTTGTGTTCAGAGGTTCAACCAAAGACGTTTTGTATGGAATCTTGAACTCGCCCGTTAGTGTTTCTTCGGAAATAGCAAGTTCGTAAATAATATCAGTACCTTCGATAATCGAAATCACGTTTTCGATCAAAACTGACGCATCTTTGATATTCTGATCCACAGCATCAGCATTTTGGACCAACTGAGCGTCTCTGAGGTCAGCAGGATCACCAGAAATCAGTTCTGCTCGCAAAATAGTGTCTACAACCCAAGATGCAGCAGAAGGGGTGATCATCTCATCCCTAGGGTAATACACATCAATCTCTTCACCAAAGAGAATCTTAAATAGGTATTGCGTTGCCTTTTTGGTACCCTTAGAAACGTAGAAGTCTTTAATCCTCTTAATTACCAACACAGGATTAACCTGAGAGTAGTCAAGATTGATTGTGGGCATGTATTGACGACGGAATTTGTCGAATACTTGCTTAATGATCATACTGTCCAGATTATGGACAATAGATTCTTGACTATGAGTGCTTTGACTTAGTTGATCTTCTTTGGCAAAGATCTGGTTTGCATAATCATCAAATGCGGCAATATCAGATACACCACGAGCACAACCAACCAGAGAAGATGCTTCGTAGTTACGTCCACTTGACAAAATAGTGAAACCAGTAACTTCACCAAAACCAACATCACAAGATGCTTGTGCAGCAGCAGGAGATGCGATGTATACTTGTGGTGGTTGAGTGTCGGAATATCCAGAACCGAAACTATTGATGTTGATATCAGTAATTTCACCATTAAAGATGGTCGCTGCTGCCATAGCACCTGTACCACCAATTGATTCCCCAAGAGGACCCTTACGTGGGTCTACAATATACACAGAAGGTGCATCAAGATATCCAGCACCACCAGTGAGCAAATTGATGTTAGTTACATTGCCATTCGCAACGGTCACGTCAAGCACCTGTGCGCCCACAGGTTGGATGATACGCGCCCTTGGGGGTGTAGTATACCCTCTACCCCTATTAGTGATTGTTACACTGACAACCTGCCCATCGGGAGATACATTACAGGTAGCAGCAGCATTGATACCATCCACAGGTGCAGCGTCAATGTAAATTGACGGAGGATTAGTATAACCAATACCACCAGCGGTAACTGTGATAGATCCACCAACCAAACGACCCTCAGAATCAATCTCTGGATCACTGATTGCAGCACCATCAGGATTCAGGAAGGTAATTGCAGGGATGAAATCATATCCAGAACCTGAGTTAGTAATCTCAATGGCAGATACTGTTCCTGTTTCGTCATCAACCGTGATTTCTGCTGTTGCTTGCGATCCGTTTATCAGATCAGAAGGAGGGGTAATTAAGACGACTGGTGGGTTGTATGAAGTGTAACCCTGACCGCCTCTAATTAACTGAGAATCCTTGATACCGTTGACAAGAGTCTTACCCGCTGCTGCTTCACCAACACCAGTCGATGAATAGATTGAAAGTTTTGGTGCAAAGTTAAGTTCGTATCCTTTACCACCATCTTTAACAATGATCTTGTCAATTTCACCAGTGTTACCAACCCTGGTAACTGCTCGTGCTCCCTGACCCACTGTGGGCGAAACATATTCAATAGAGCGGATATGAAATGTATCCTGATTTGAAATATTTACGAAAAACTTGATTCTTGTATTGTTATCCGTTAAAACATAGTTATCATACGGACGTTGGAGCACACCATTCCTATTAATGATGAGACCAATCTCAGCAATAGGAGAATATGGCAAGGAATCATAAGACATGACCATAGAGTCTTGTCCAGATATATCCTCAACCGCAGGTAATGTCAATTCTTTGATGACAGCATCTGCAAAACCAACATAATATAGGATCTGAGTCAACTCAACTTGATCATTACCCGTTCTAGCGCGAGGAGGGGTGAGGAATGTGATCTCACTACCAGAGATGGTGTAGTCAATCTGAGGAATTAACAGATCACCATAAATTGTGACTGCAAGGTGTTCAGCAGAAACTGCGGACACAGGAGTGCCCAAAAATTTCAGAGAGAATGTAGTTCTAGTGCCGTCAAATAATTCCCAAGGGGATTCAAGTGCTTGTCTCTTCTTATTAAACTCTTCTAATGAGATACCAGGTGTTAAAATGGCATCAGGACCTCTAACGGTTTCATCATAATAGATGATCTCATTATCGATCATAATAGAACCCTTAGATTCTAAAAATCCATCGATTTGTTCAACTTCAATAACTTCATCGTAAACTCCTACATCTTTAATAAGAGATGTAAATGAAGTTAAAGTTTCTCTATCGTATTCGTCTATATCAAGATACTTAATAATATTATTAAGTACGTTATATGGGCGACCAGTTTTCTCCTGTGACTTATAGTATTCAATCAGGAAATTTACTAGTTGCTCATCTTCATTTCGGATGAACTCTGGGAGTTGATTAGCAACTCTGTCAGAAATGTTGATTGTTTTTGAGAACATTTATCTCTTAGAAACAGGAATCCAGTTCTGGATACGAGAACGTTCCAGTGGGGTACGTGATTGTATTTATGTTGCTACCACCGTAGTTCCATCCGTTAAAACTGAATGGATCAAAGGAAGCAACAGCGCCAGGGTTAGTGTTAATATCCCTTGGAAACACTGATGGGTTGAAGATTGTTGGGTCAACACCAGGTGGAATTGTAATAGGACCAGTTTTAGGAAGAACTACCACAGGAACCCTAGTTGTTCCATCAGATGTGTCCCCAATATTAATAGGACCAACACAGACAATTCCATTTTCATAATCAACAGTTCCTACCACATCATTAAGGATAACTTCTTTTTCATTACGATTAGTGACCATCATGAGATTACCAAGTCCATCATCACGGATGTTGACAGGTACCAGTGTTTGTGTTTGTGCTGTCGTTGCGTTGACAACGACATCCTCTAATGTGGTACTACCACCACCAACTGGATTTGCAATAGTAGTGCCACTAATAAGCGATCCTGCCGCTTCACCAGCAGCAATCAAATCGGCAACTTCTTCTGTATAACCAGTAGCATAGAAGGTTCCACTCTTAACAGCAGAAAACTTAGGCTTACATGAGTTGTTACCATCGCCGCCGCCGCCGTTTCCACCGTCACCGCCTCCATCACCACCATCACCACCATCACCACCGCCGT